TGATAAGAGCGTTGCTCACAGCAACAGGCTGTGCATCCCTTTGTGGTTCCGGTGTCCCCCAGGCAACACGATCAGTCAGCGGCAATTTTTCTCTCTATTGAATCACAAGGAAGGGGGGCTTCTGTCTCTTCCTCTTACTCTGCTCTATCTCTGGCTATCTCTCTGGACTCCTCCACCAAGGGTGTGATATGTTTAAGACTGCCACACACCTAACATAGAGCCAGTCCAAAAACGACCTCCAAAATACCACACGCATTTGAAAGGTGGGTAAGGTGGCCCCCTGCTCCTATTTTACCCCCCTGCCCCTCCGGCGATTCGGCCGGGGGAAAGTGGTTAGGGTTTTGGCAAGGGTGTAACCTCCATTCCCTTTCCTTCTATCGTTTGAGCCGTTTCCAGGGATTCCCGTTCCAGGCCTGGGCAGTTGACCGAGGTAAATTGCTCGGAAAGGTACCTGGAATCGTCCAGGATGGACGCAATAGCCGAACCGATAGGAAGGTACCGGAACGGTATCTGAAGGCTGTACAGCGAACGCCAGGGGCCTACGCAGAAGCGTATATATACACGAAGGCCCGGCCACCTTTCGGCAACCGGGCCAGGGTTAGGGGTTAGGGTTAGGGATCAGCCGAACGGGAATGCGTCCCCGATTCCGAGCCAGTCCAGTTCCATCAGCTCATCCAGTTCCAGGATATTTTCCTGGACGGTGACCCATCCTGAACCGTTCCGCTGAATCACTCCGGATTGAATGGCCATTCTGATATTCCGGGACTGTGTGCCGGTTGAAGGTTTCAGCCCGGCATTCAGGAACGCGGCCGCTGAATCGGCCAGGGATTCGGCATCCCATTCATTCCCGTCCAGGGTTGCAAAAGCGTCGTTTAGGTTCATTTCGTTTCCTCCTTTGTTTGTCAATTGATCGCGACGTTGGCCCATCCACGCCTAACGGTATTGGGCTGGACTACGAATCCTGAACGATCCTTTCGGGCCGCTCCTTTTGCACGTAGGCCGGCAACGATACCTTTCGGTTCCAGGAAACGGAGATCCGTCGTATCTGCATCAACTACGCGGAACCCATTCCATTCGGCCGGCAATTCCTGGCCCTTCGGAGTATTGAATACAACGGCCACCCGTGAACGGTCCATGGCTTGCACTACATCGGCCCGATCCATTCCGTCCGCGTAACTGAACGTTAAGTCATAATTGCGCGGAAGGTTGGAGCGTTTGGCCAGCGGCCATTTCGTGTAGTCGTAAAACTGCACGTTTGGGAATAGCTGGAATACGTTCCGGGCCGGCCCTTTCGGGCTATCTTTCACCGGAACGCGCTCCCATGGGATATCTGATGTACCGTTCAGCCTAACAACGGGCGTGAGGCCTTCCCTGGCCGCCTTCCGTTCCAGGGCCTGGATTGAATAGACTAAATCGGCCATGAAGGAATCCCGTTCCCTGAAGAAACGTTCGGTTTTAGCTTTCCTGGCTCGCTGTACCGAATTGAATCCCCCACGGCCGGCCGTATATAGGCAAGCGGCTGTACAGCCAGCGGAACGGTATCGGCATACCTCTCGGCCGGATTCCTTAGCAGGTGCCAGGTACAGAATTCCAGTAAGGAATCCCCGGGCCGTTCCCTTGGACGTTTTCGCATCCACGTTCACAGATAGGATATTTTTAGCCATTAATCCGTTCCTCCGTATCGTTTTTTTCGTAGGTGGCAACGTGGGACGTTGCATCAAAATTGGCCAGCCGAATCAGTTTCCCGGCCCAAAGTTTCCGAATCGCTGAAGCTTCGGAACGGGTACACGTGATCCAGTTAATGTATATCGGCCGGCCAGTGATGAGCCGGGCCAGATATAGGTTCTCCTTACTTTGCATAGTTTCAGGCCTCCCGGCCGGTTTATCGCTTGAAACGTTGAATGGCATCTTCCAGAGCATCCTGGAAGGTATCGGTATACCAACCGTGGAAGGTTTCCCCGGTTTTCTTATTACGAATCCAGGAAACGAACGGCTGAAATGATCCAGGCCGCTCGGCCACTATATACTGCCATTCCGCCGGCTCCCTTCTATCGTCCACTTGGAATAGGATTGAATATCCGTGTTTCGTTTTCATGTTCGTAGGCCTCCCGGCCGGTTTTAGTTAACTCGGCTATATGTTGTAACGTCGGCAACTTCTGCTGAATGGATATCAATTAATGTCCACTCCATGCACGGGCCGTTAATATAGCGCAACTCCATTCCGCCTTCCGTTTCTACTAAAATCCGTTCCTGATCTGTACAGACTTCCACGAAATCGGGACCAGTTTCAGCGATTAGGCGGCCAATACAGAACGAAAGGATGCAGGCCAGGGACCAGGACACAGCAAATATATATACAGTTGTCGTTTTCATGTTTTCAGGCCTTCCGGCCGGTTTGTTTTGCGATTCGTAAGAAAGGTAAACCGGGTAGACCGATAAAGGCAACCGATACCCGGGCCGGGTACCCGTCCAAGTGTCGTTTGCATCGTTTCTTCATATTTGGATCAATCCGTGGCCGGCTATAGTGCCGGCATGAATCCAGCGAACCGATACCGAACCGGCCCTGGAGCCCTGGCCCTGGAGCCCTGGCAGGCCATACGCAATCCAGGCCGGGCAATCCGGGTCTTCACAGAATCTTCATCAAATCTTCACATTCATCAAATCTTAACAATCGGGATCGGCCCATTTTGGACCCCCCACCCAAAAAAGAGGCCCGAAAAAACCCGCCCCGAAAACCCCCCACCGAAAAAATCGGGCGCAAAAATTCATCACAATCATTTTCCCTTAGGGTTGTGAATCGTGAATGTGCAGATTGCGTGAATTGACCAGGGCATACCGAAAAAACATTTGCATGGTGCAAACAGGTGGCTTAGTATTGCATCGTCACACAGCAGCGCGGAGGCGCAGAAAAAATGAACGAATATGTATTCAAGCTACTGGTTTGGCCCCTGTCAGGCGGTGAACGCGAAGAACTGTACTCCGTACAGGCAGGTGACATCGCAGAGGCGAAGGGCGATCTATTTGCCGCTACAGACCGGGATGAGAATTACTGGGAGTGGCAAATACTGGAGGTCTTTGAGCCTACGGAAAAAGAGTGGCAGGTGGCGCGATGATAGGCTACGTTCAGCACGGATCGGGACCGCTGTCCCCGCCGTCACCAACCATCTCATGCCGTATATGCGAATGCCCCGCCTACAATTACGCTGACCTTGACGATGGTCTGTGTGATCAATGCGTAGAAGAGTACATCTGCATAGAGTGCGGCGAAGAAACCGAAACAACAAACAAGCACGGAATATGTGCGGAGTGCGAACATGAAAACGCTTGAACAGGAGATCAACGAAGCCACCGCCCGGTGGGGCGTGAAGCATGACGCGGAAAAATGCCCAGACTGCAAAGGCGATGGGTGGATGGAGGCGTGGGATTATGGCCGCGAAACCGAACTATCGCAGACCTGCTACCGTTGTAGTGGTAAGGGCTACATCATCGTGGAGGTGACAGTATGAGCATCAAGCATCCAGTACCCGAAGATCCGCTCACAGAGTGGTACTTTTGGGTAGACGAAAAAAAGTCAGCCATCAAAGACAAGGTTAAGCATATGTTTAGCCGTATATGGGGGCGGAAAAAATGACATTCACAGAGTTATTCTCAGCCATATCAAAAATCCTCGTAATCATTGCTGTGACAGCCGCTGTGTTGTTAGGAGCAGGATACGTAGGGTACACCATAGGCCAGTCAAACGGAGCCGTAGAGGGCTACCTGGAGACGATGGACTATCTTAACGGACTACCAACATCGGAGGTATGCAAATGAGTTGCACAAAGACAATCGCCAAGATTCAGGAAGAGCTGGCACAGCCTTGGCCTACACGCGAAAAAAGCAAGAGGCTGAAGGGCAATACGATCACCTACATTCCCTGGTACGAAGCGGTCAGCATTATGAACCACGTTACAGAGGGGCATTGGGACTACCGTATTGTAAAGTCGGGACATAACGAGATTAGCGGTAAGTTTGAAATGGTTGTAGGTGTCACCCTATATGCAAGTGACGGCACGATCTACCGCGAAGGCACAGGTAGTGAAGATAGCTCTACCGACAACTACGGAGACTATCAGAGCATCGCTGAGAGCATGGCATTGCGCCGCGCCTTGACAAAGTTCCAGCTGGGAATTTACATGTACCGCAAATAGGAGGAGCCATGAAAGCACTAAGAATGGATAAGCTCAGGGCGATGCGGGAAAAGCATGGCATGAGCCGTGGCCACTTGGCGGACCTGATGGGCGTTGGCGAGTCTACGCTTGCCTGTTGGGAGCTGGGCCATCGTGAGCCACGATATGAGCATCTTGTACAATGGTGCAATGCTGTACACACAACACCAAATGACATCTTGCAGGGGGTCAGAAAAAATGGCTGAGAACTTGGCATGGATCAAGTTCTTCGTGGGGGACTGGCGTAGAGATCCTAAGGTCGCTATGCTATCAGCATCAGGTCGCGGTGTATGGTTGGAGATGATTCTGACCATGCACGACCTGGCTGACTACAAGATAGAGGGCACGGTGCGAGAGATTGCACGTATGTGCCACCTTGATATGGCAGAGGTCCAGTCAGCCCTACAGGAGCTTGAAAGGCACGGTGTTGCCGAAGTAGAGTGGCGTAACGATTCTGTTACGGATAATGCAATAGTAACAGTCGTGTCACGCCGTCTTGAGAGGGAGGAAAAAACCCGCTCAGATGCACGGGAACGCCAAAAACGATACAGAGAGAAAAAGAAGTCACAAGAGAATAACACAATAGTTCCTTCTGACTCTGACTCTGACTCTGATTCTAATAAAGATAAAAAGGTATACAAACCGAAGAAGGAGCAGTTAGAAGCAATCTATGCCGCGTACCCAAGGAAGATTGGTAAGAAGGCGGCGATTGACAAGATCAGGATTGCCTTGCATAATCTGCATGAGGAGCGGGGCGATGAGAACTTTGCTTTCCTGCTTGACAGAACCCGAAAGTTCGCTAACAGCCCTGCCGGGAAAAGAGGCGAGTTCACGCCACATCCGACAACGTGGTATAATCAGGGGCGCTACTTGGATGACCCGAATGAGTGGCACCGCGTAGACACGGAGCCGAAAAAACCCTATCAGCAACAAAAACAGCAACCAGTGAGATCACGCGGGAGGACGTACCTTGGATAATGGACTACAAAGAAAAGCTGTGGATACAGCGGCTCAGGAAAGGGTATACACGTAAAAAACTGGGGCAAATGATTGGCAAGCACGGAGACTCTATAAAGCAATGGGAGACTGGGCGATTTGCACCAGGTAACTTCCTTGACTATATTCGGTGGTGTCGTGCACTTGACATGGACCCGATGAAAACCATAAAGGACGATGAATCACTTTGAAGAGCTTAGAAAAGAGGCACAGGATATGTGCCAGAGGGTCACAGGCAAGACCGTAGATGAGTGGGATGCTGTCTTTGCGAAGAGAAGGGCAAAAGGCCTACGGGCGGGCAAGTTGTCTCCAGAACGCATCATGTCAGAAAAAGAGGCTGACGGCTTTATGCGATACTATGGGCTGAGTGACGGGGACATTGAGCGCGTCCTGCTAAAAAAGAGCGATTTTGATAATCTAATGCCATATGATCTATCTAAGATGGAAAAAGCGGTATGCCGTGATCAGGAGCTGTGGGCCAAATTTGACGAACAGCACCAGCACTCATATCTTGGCCCAATGAAGCCAGAGCTTTTGACAGTAATTGCATATCGTCCCGTAGCGGACCTAAACAACAGGAGGTTTGAATGACACTATCGGAAATCGTGGGCGGCAACCCGTTCAAGAAAATACAGCGACTTGACATCAGTCAGGAAGAGTACTTCGCGATTGATGCGTACAGCAGTACAGACCTGCGAACCCTATATGCAGACCGGGGTCAGCCTTATGGGATGGCGCAGAAAAAAGCAGGTGACTACGTAGAGACAGATGCCATGCTTCTTGGATCTGCCATTGACTGCATGATCACAGAGCCGAAGGAGTTTGACAACCGTTTTGTAGAGGCTCCGCGTTCTGCGGTCACGCCAAACACAGCGTTACAGCAGAAGGTGTGCGATGAGATCCTGAGCGGCACAGACCCGGCAGAAGCACACGCCATGCACTACAAGAACAGCGGAGAAAAAGCCGTAGCCCAGTTCATGGACTCCTTTGAGAACTACATCGCCCTGAACAAGCTGGTAAACCTTGGCGAAGGCACACCACGCCGCATCCTCTCAGCCGATCTTGCGGAACGTGCGCGAGAAGCCGTCTCAGCGGCCCGTCAGCACACGCAGTTCGTAGAGATAGTCAAGGGTAGCGATAAGCAGGTTGCGTTCGTTGCAGAGGCATTTGGAGTGCAATGGAAGGGTCTATTGGATTTCTACCGCCCTGGCTACGTCACAGACCTAAAGACAACGTCTGATTTCCTTGGTATTAGGAGCAGCTTCAACCGCCGCGCCTACGCAATTCAGATGCGTTTGTACTCATGGCTTGCAGAGGCTCACACAGCGGAGCATTTCTACATTGAGACGGAGGCTCCGTATCGGACCAAGCTGACCGACGAGCCGACCGCCTTGATGAATGAGGACTTCTGGATAGAAAAAACGCTTGAGATGATGCAACGCATCGCTCATCACCACGAAAGCGGCGACTGGCTGCGTACTATGGAGTACCACACCAATGGTGGATATGAACGCCTTTAATATGTACCTCAAAGCAGTGCTGATGCTTTTATCCATAGGCATCATGGCCATCGTCTTTGTAACCTTCGTGCGAGTAGTGTGGATGCTCTCTTGGCTCCTCTTCGGGACCGTAGGGGCATACGTACTGACCGTACTGGCACTCTTACTAATGGCATATACGATCTATGGCTACCAAGCAGAAAGCGCGAGGGAATCAGGCTGAGAAGTACGTCGTTGACGTAGCCCTTGAAAAGGGCATTGAGGCGCAACGTGCATGGGGCAGCGATGGTCGCAGCATGGGCCTCAGTGCCGCTGACGACGGCGTAATAGGCTGGTATCGCTGGCAGTGCAAGCGGTTCATGCACAAATATGTGCCGAAGTGGTTCTTTGATAACGTCATAGACTACCTATCGGGCGACATTGACATCGTAACCATCTACGTAGACCGGGCCAAGGGGCATCCAAGGAAGGTGTACGTAGTCCAAGAATATGAGTCTTGGCTTAACCTAAAAAGAATGGCAACGCTATATGGCAAGCCTGAGGATAGAGATGGTGGACGGCCCCCGGAAGGGTGACTCCATTACGCTCAAGAACGCATGGGAATATCCTGAGGTGCATCTTGCGCCGTACAAGGATGAGAATGGCGATATGAAGATCGCTGAATACCGGGCGGAGGTACTGCCCAGAAACGTGTTAAAAAAGGAGGGATCAAAAATTGTCTACCGACACATTAAAGGCACATGAAGTTGTCTACATCAGCAATGCCTGTAAGAGGGCTATCAAGCTGGCATATACAGACCTTGTTGAAATGAAGAAGGCATACCTGGAGGCAAAGACCTACTGGGATGAGTCTGGTTCAGGTGCAGAGCATCATTGGTACTGGAAGGGGTCAGCAGACACCATAGAGAGCATAATCAGCTCAGGCCGCAGACATATGTTTGCAGAGCTAAAGGAGATGGGGCTGGACAAAAAAATGATGTACATGATGTATGGCGCACAAAAGTATGCAGACTACTACGATGCGGTGGTAGATGGATCAGAAACGCCATTGGATTTCAAGGTTAGCAAAGAGGTGGATCAAGATGAAGAGTGAAAGATCTTTTATAGATGGCTATGTGCGGTTTAGAAAGGTTGTTGAGGCCGTGTCAAATGTCACTGGCATAAAAGAGGATGACATTCTTGGGAGGAGAAGAATGCGCCCAATTGTGGATGCAAGGCACATGGCAATTAGGCTGCTAAGGATTAAATCAAGCCTAACCCTTGCTAACATTGGTGGCCTATTTGACAGGGATCACACATCAGTTATTCATGCCCTATCTTCATCGCAGGATATGATGGATATTGATTTATATTACAGGAAGGAATTTGAGCAAATTGTTAATGAGTATGATAGGATTATGGGGGAGCTGCAACCTGATGCGGTAGAGGTGGTCGCAGAATGAAAGGCGATAAGGCGTTTGTACGCGACATAAAAAGAAGCGAGCTATCTGTACAAAGGGTCTTGCGTGAGATACGCAGCATGGGCTACAAGGCTCATGCTCCAGAGACGGTAATCTCGCCAACCTATGAAACCAGATGGGATTACGTTGACGATGGCGACATCCACATGGAGGATGGTAGGATTGTCCAGGTTAAGCATAGCCGAACGGACTTTACGTGGAGCTGGCCCTACAAGGACATGATAGTAGACGAATGGTACAAGGCCTTTAAGTATGTTCCAGAGGTTGAGTACATCATTGTAAACCCTCCCATGACGCATTACATTGTAGTACGTGGCTCAACGCATGAGATGTGGAAACACAAGAAAATGTTTGACCGCACCTACCAGGCAGAAAGGGAGTTTGCAATGGCTCCAAAGTCAATACTAAACCACTACCAATTCAGTGACTAAGAAAGAATACAAAGCAATGATGGAGGAGACGTTGGCTGAGATACAGCAGATTCTCCATGCTAAGAACCACGACTACACAGCAGGGTCACCAGACCCGTTTGCCAACTTCCGCCTTGCGGAACTGGAGGGTGTAGATCCTGTCAAAGGGGTGATGGTACGGGTTTCCGACAAGATGCAGCGTCTGAGAGCCTTTATCAGAAGCGGAAAACTGCTTGTAAAGGGCGAATCCTTTGAGGATGCCATACATGACATCATCGGCTACATGATCCTCATCAAGGGGATGCTAATACAGAAAAGCAATGAAGAAGAATAGGCAGCAGTATGATGGCCGTGAAATGCGACCAAGAATAAGAATGGGGAGGTGGGCACAGCCATCAATCAATAGAAGGCTTGAAGAGCTTGATATGGATCTGTCTGAGTACATTAGGTGGCTTATTTCAAATGACATAGGTGTCAAACCATGAAAAAAGGTAAAGGACGCAGATCGCGGGTATACTTCTTGGAGTCTGCACAGAAGTCAATTGACCGCAGGTTAGAAGAATTGGATATGTCATTCTCAAATTACCTTAGATGGCTGGTTGAAAAAGACATAGGTGTCAAGGTATGACACGGATCGGGATAGCAGTACCAGTCTGGGGTAGGCCCCGGATGCGCTACGCATTTCTAAAGCACATGAAAGATCACGAGGCTCATGCCGCACAACGCGGCTTGGGCCTTCGTACGTACGTGGCTGGCTCAGAGGGCGAGGAGACACGCAATGAGGCGCAGAACATCGGGCACCACTATGTGGAAATAGACAATAATCCGCTCGGTGCGAAGTTCAATGCAGCAGTCCAGCTCGCCTTGGGTGATGGTGTGGACTACGTGATGATTATGGGGTCAGACACGTTCTTTATGCCCAGCCTGTGGGACCAGTACCGCGATCTCGTGAATGCGGGCATCAAGTACATCGGCATACGTGACCTATATATGTGGGACTGGAACAACAACGATGCAAGATACTGGGAGGGATATAAGGGGGATCGGTTCGGAGAGCCGATAGGATGCGGTAGGCTCATACACAGATCGCTCATTAAGGGTGGGCTATATGATAGCCACCGAAACAAGTCATTGGATGCGTCTGCGTCACGACGATTGCCGAAGGCAACAGTTATATCGTGTCGCCAGGACCTGCTTGTGTCATGCAAGGAGGAACTATCCATTACGCCTATCACTCGCTTCCCAGACGCGGAGCGAGTGGACCACACCATGTTCATACCCCTGATACCATGAAAATCGTCATACCTGCCTACGGTCGCCACGAACTAACCCGCCGCGTAGCCCTGTACTACGATGATCTTGGTTATGATGCCATTATAGTAGAAACGCCCGACGAAGAAGGGAATCTGTCAGGCGTAGAGGACAAAGTAGTTGCACAGCACCACGATGAGGATGGCAATGTATTGGTGGGGAGAAAGTTTAACGACGCACTAAAGTATGCCGCTAACTTTGACGACGATGTGGTCCTAACGGGTAGCGACTCCCTGCTCTCTCCCGCATACCTGAAGCATCTTGACTCCTACAAGGAGGACTACATTGAGATCAGCGGGTGCCACTTCTTTGACCCCAGGGCGCAGCAGGTAACGTTTATAGACAAGTTCCTGTGTGGCAGCGGCAAGTACATGAGCAAGCGCATGATGGACAACTGCGGTTGGTCACCCTACGATGACATAAAGGCCCGCAATGTTGACGCTGGACCGAAGAACTGCATCCCCGATGGCAGCCGCAGGAACTCATACAACAGCACCCGCACCTTCCCCGCCTGTCTTGAGATCCGCAACAGCGAGAATATGTGGAGTCTCGGTTGGGTTCAGTCTCAGCCCTCTGCGACCATACTGAGCGTTCACGAGACGCGCACCATCTTTCAGCATGACTATCGTCAGAAGGTGAACTGGTGGACATCAGCTTGAGGCCAGCGTATTGCGGCGTTGATCTGTGGTCTTGTCTGACACCCTGCTGCGGCTGAAGCCATTGCAGTCTCTACATTTGTACAATCGGTAGCGTGTGGCACCGCTGTATACGTGCTTCTCAATGGCCTCTACATTGTTGCTGCCACACTTGGCACACTTCACCTGCTCATTCTGGCTGTAAAGGGAGACGTTCGGGTGCGTCTTATGGTAAGGGCGGACCTTCAGGTACAATTCCTCCAGTAGAAGGACATCCTGCTCGTTGTAGCGGATCATTGTGTCAAAGGCATCCTGGTCACCGTCAAGGCACCTGACCCACAGGCTCATGCCTTCATGTTGCATCTTCCTGCCGATGCCAAGGTCTTGGCCCAGCTCGTCAAGCCTGTTGCTGTCAAAGCCGAAATACTTCCTTGCAATCTTCAGCGTGTCAATGCTCTTGTAGGGGCTGGTAGGAGGCAGTCCGTGCGACAGGAAGCGGGCATTCACCATCTTAATGTCAAAGCGGTCGCCGTTGTGGGCAACAACAATATCCGCATCATCAAGCAGGTGCCAGAGGGACTCGCAGACCTTAAAATCATCCTCCATGTTGCCGTAGGCAAGGATGCTGTCAGACATCACATCCTCCTCTCCAAGCCACTTGGCGGCCCACGTAAGGATCTTACCGGGCTTCTCAATGACCATCTCCTTGTTAATGTAGGTGGTCTTTCTGCGCCAGTAAAAGCAGGTGCCAGGGCCTGTCTCAATGTCAAAGACCAGCACCTTGGGCTGGCCTCTCTTTATGTCATTTCTGACATAGTAATCATGCAGCGTAGACTTGGGAACGCCGATGGCTTCGGCTATGTCCCTGATAGAGAGCTGCGTCTCCGCATAGAGTTTCTTGGCCCGATCTTTCCATTCGTCCATTATCCGTTCCACCGACGCATACTGCGCCATACGTCAAGATGAATGAACTTATTCTGCTCATAGATGCCTATGCCGCCAACATCAAGGTCGTCGGCAAACTCTGCTATCTGCTTTAGGCTTACGCCACGAACAACGATGTCAGCGGCCATGCCCTTCTTGTGCGTACTGTTCTTCGCTCCACCCACCAGCTCATTGTAGTCAGCAGTCCTATATGCCGATAGGATATGCACGGGCTTACCGAAGTGCGTCCTAATCGTCTGCAAGAGTGCTACCAATGCGGGGTGAATCAGCACTACATCTGCGCCATCGCTGCAAGCGAACTCACTCAAAACAAAATTATCGGCAAGCGCAAGGTCCC